GTATATGATTCAATAACAAAAACAGATTTTTATACTGAATTAGCTAGAACATATCCAAACATTTCATATAAGAAAGGAATGATTTCATTCACTGCTTTAGGTGAAAACTTTGCCAGAGTATGTATTTAGATTATTTACCATAAAATACTTTATTAGTTAATTGATTTGTAACTTTGATATTTTCTTGAATTTGTTTCTTGTTCTCACAAATATAATCCCCTAACTGGTTAAACAATTCAAGATTTTGAATATCTCTTTCTTTAAGAACAGATACAATATGCTCTTCTACTAATAAAGCAGTTAAACTACAACATAATAAAGTAAATAAAATATAAAATATTAACATATTACCACCCCTGCTGATATTTTATCATATAAAAAATAAGTTTGTATATAAAGTGGAGAAAAAAATGGAAATACTTGATTTAGAAAATATCGCAAATAAAGAAAAAATTAATATAGTTAATTGGAAAATGAAAAATAAAGCAAGAATAATTAATAAATTTATTTTTATGGATTATTCTAGAATACATTCATGCACAGAAGAAAAATGTTTACTTGCAGAAGAACTTGGGCATTATTATTACGATGCATACTATACTCTCTCATCTTCACCTATTGATATTGAACGTGCAGAATATAAAGCATTTAAATGGAAAGCTCTTTCGTGTGTGTCTTTAAATTCAATTTTAAGGTGTTTTTATGAACGGATTATATAGTTTGTCGGATATTGCTGAAGAATTACAGGTAGAACCCAATATGGTTGAATTTGCCTATAAATATTACAAAGAAAATAATCAATTATTTACAGATGATGAAATGCTATGAATAAAGCATTTAATTTTTTGATATTATAAGCAAACGGAGGTTTTGTTATGTCTAAACGTGGTAACGGAGAAGGAACAATATATTATTCAGAAAAATTAAATAAGTGGGTTGGTCAATTTACTGCTGGTAAAAAAGCTGATGGAAAAATAAATCGTAAATCTGTGTATGGTAATACAAGAAAAGAAGTTAAAGAAAAAATTACAAAGGCATTAGCTGATGTTCAAAATAATACGTTTATAGAAAAGTCTAATATTACATTATATGAATTAGCTAAAGAAATTATTGAAGATAAAAAGGAAACAAATGAAATAGGATCCAATACTTACAAGAGAGCAACATATACTCTTAAATACATTAAAAATGGAGATATAGCAAATATGCCTATTCAAAAAATAAAAGCTAAAGACATAAAAGATTATTTAAAGACTATTACTATTTATGCTAATTCGACTATTGAAAAAATTTATCAATTATTAGGGCAAACATTTAGACGAGCAGTAGAAAGAGATTATATAGTAAAAAATCCAATGCTATTTGAAGAAGTTAAAAAACCGAAATCTGATAAAATGAATCGAGAAGTAATATCATTATCTATAGATGAAGAAAAAAAGCTTTTAGAGGTGTTGTCTTCTCAAGTTACACCATATAAAAATATCATTTTATTAATGTTATTTACTGGAATGAGAATTGGAGAAGTTTTAGCAATAAAATTGACAGACATTGATGATAATTACATATATGTATCTCAAACTATGACTAGAGATGAAAATGATAAAACTATTTTAGGCAGTAAAACTAAAACCAAAAATTCTAAAAGAAGTATACCAATTAATTCTACTATAAAAACAATTATAGATAACTCTTTAAGTGAAAATATAAAAAACAAAGAAAAATTATTATTTTGTGATGCTAACACTCAAGGAATAATAAAACCATACGAAGTAAATTCTTATCTTATAAGATTGAATAAAAAATTTAATATTGCAACTAACTTGCATAATCATATGCTTAGACATACTTATGCCACACGTTGCATTGAAGCAGGTATGAATATAAAAGTATTATCAAAAAAACTTGGACATAAAAATATCCAAACCACCTTAAATACATATGCTTCTGTTTTAGATAAATTTGAAGTCCAAGAAGATACAAAATTAGAAGAATATTTATCAAAAAATGAAATTAAAATAAGCTAGTTGCATTAAAATTGCATTATTTTGATATAGAAAAATCCTTGTTTTTGTTGATATTTCAACGTATACAAGGATTTTATGTTTTGGTGGAGATGAGGAGCCTGTAAGTTTTATATCTTTTTTTCGTTTTATTTAGTGTTATATAATCCTTTATTTTAAGACTTTCTCAACAATCCACTTTGTATAACTTTTTATACTTTTATACAACTTTTTCTTGGCGTTGCATTAAAAATTGCATTAAATTTTATAAGGCAAGGCTAGTATTTCTACTAGCCATTTATTTAAAAAATATAGAAAAATTATAGTCTTTAAATTGCCCCCAAAAATATTCTAATATATTTGTTTTGTTTTTGCAAGAAAAAATTGAAGTTCGTGTAAAGAAATCCAATCAAATTAAACGACATGAATAAGGGCTTTGCTCTTATTCTTTATATGATTTTATTATATCATGCATTCATCTAATATAATTTTTTGAATCTCTTTATTAGAAATATTTTCTCTGTCTCTTTTGCAATACACTGTTAACAAGAATATAACACCATTGCTTTTTTCTGCATAGTATATTAATCTATATCCCCCACGTTCTCCACAAGGAATATCTGAATTAGCAACTCTTACTTTTATTACATTATTATCATTATCAGCCATTTTTATGTTAGGTATAATATCTCCCTTTAGATTTCCATTTTTTATTTCTTGAATAGTTTTATCTAAATCATATGCTATATTTTTATATTTCTTTTTGTATTTTTTAGCATCTTTTTTATACCTTTCTGTAACTCTTATATCGTAAGACATTGCTAGCCCCCTAATCTTCTTTTTTTAATTCTTCTAGAAATTCATCCCATGTATCTAAATGAATTTTTCCTTCTTTATAAAGCTTTACTTCCTTTAAACTTTCTTTTAGAGATTCATATATGCTACAATATCTCTTTGGTGCTTTTTCTTTTGTAACTTTGCCTTTTAAGCGAGCTATTGCCTCCATATTCACTCCCCCTATCTTTCTCATAAGTACATCTCCCTTCTCATATATTATACCCTTATATATATGAAAAGGTTGTCTAAATATTGTTAAATTTAGATTATTCTTACGAGAAATATATACAAAATTCTTTAAAATGTAAATATTTGTTTCATAATTGTTAAAAATTTTATATATTTCTGTAATATTTTATAGAATTTTGTAATATTATTGTAACATATTTGTATTTGAATTTCAATAACTTAAAGAATAGTTTTTTAAATTATGTCAATGTGTACTGCATTTCCATTTGCAGATATTCTGTATGTATATCTTAATTTGCCTTGTGTTACTAATTGCTTTGTATAATTTACTAATGTTCCACCGTCTACATCTTCAATATATAAGTCTATGGCTTTTCCTACTAAATGTCTTGAATTTACAACTCCGCCAACTTCTTTATTGTGCTTTACACATCTTGTTGCACTATTTACTATTGCAGGTTTTCCAAAATGCTCTCTTATTTCATCTGCTACTTTTACTACTTTTAGTTGTATATTGTTTGAACCACAACCACATTTACAAGTAAATTCTTCTTTCTTGAAATATTTTATATCATTCCAAGTTAATTCTTGCATTTTTGCCCTTGTTTTTTCACCACATATACCATCTACAACTAAATTATTTGCTTTTTGGTACTCTTTACACTTACTTATAGTTTCATTTCCTGCCACCCCATCAGATTTGGCGTTTATTTTGCTCTGGATTGATTTTATTGTTTCAGTCAACAAACTATCCGTCCTTACTCCATAAATTCCGTCTACGGCTAATTTAAAGGCTCGTTGAAAATCTGCATATGCTTGTTTTGTTAATTTTCCCTCTATTCCGTCAACTTGTCCTTTATAAAAGTTCAAAAACTTTAAATTCATTTGTCTTTGTGTTACATTTAGCATATTTTTTCCTCCTTTTTTCTAATACAGGAAGAATTTTTTATTTTCTTCCTGTATTTTTACATTATTATTCTTTAATACCTGTTTTTGCTAGGTCATATGTTCCGCCTGATGCCATTGAACCTACTAAACAATACATTATTGATGTTGGTAAATCTGCTCCATTTAGTTTTAGCATATAGCATACTATTCCTGCTACAATTCCTATTAGTGCATTTTGTACTGGTATGTATTTACTTTCTACTATGTTAAATTTCTTTGAAATTAATCCGAATATGTATGTAAATACTCCAGTTACTACTGCAATTACCATTTCAATTGTTACTACCATGTTTTTTTACTCTCCTTTCCTTAAACTTTCCTGATAGTTTCTATCAACCTTATTATCTATCGCTACTAAATTATTTGATATTATATCTAATGATTTTGCTATATTATTATTGCTCTGTGTTAATGTTTGAAGCATTTCTGTGTTATTTTCTAATAATTTA